TCCGGCAACTGATAACGATGTTGATTTAGGTACTTCATCTCTCAAGTTCAAGGATTCTTTCTTTGGATTAGTTGATGCTGAAAACTTCAAAATAAATGGCGCTCAAGGTTCTGACGGCCAAATCCTAACTTCAACAGGAAGCGGTGTTGCTTGGGAAGATGCAGCAGGTGGCGGTGCTTCTGTAATGAATGATTTAACAGATGTAAAAGTGGATGGAACTAACTTTCAAGATGGATTCTTAATACAAACAGATGGTGATGGTTCAGCACCGACATTCAATAATACACTAAACAGCGCAAGAGGAAACGTAGGTATTGGTGCATCTGTATTTAGAGATTTGACAGAAGGTGATTACAATGTAGGTTTTGGGTTCTATGCGCTAAGAACAATGACAACAGGCACAAGAAATGTTGGTATTGGGTATGAATCATTAGGTAATACTACCACTTCTAACTACAATGTAGCAATAGGATTTGCGGCAGGTAATGGAATGTGGAATGCGGCAGATGGAAATGTTGCTATCGGTTATCAATCAATGTCGGGTAATAATTCCGCAGATGGTATCGTTTCAATCGGCAGACAAGCCGGATATAACCATACATCAGGGGTAGGTGCTGTTTATTTAGGTTATAACGCAGGTAAAACTAATACCACAGGTGCTAGAAATATCGCTATTGGGTATCAGGCTTATGATAATGCAGATACAGAATCAGATAACATAGCAATAGGTTACGATGCTCTTGGTGGCCCTGTTGCAGGGGCGCAATATACTACAGCGATTGGGAACTATTCTCTTGATGCAATAACAAGCGGAACTCAAAATACAGCAGTAGGCCATAAGGCCGGAACTGCTTTAACAACAGGTTGGGGTTCAACTCTTCTCGGTTATGAAGCGGGGGCAGAAACAACAGGTAGCAGAAATACACTAATAGGATATAGAGCAGGTCATTATTACACGGGTGGTAGTGATAATATTGCTTTAGGTTTTCAAGCCCTTAACGGTTCTTATGGTAATTCAACGGGTAGCAATAACATTTCAATAGGAAAATCATCATCTTACAATATAACCACAGGAAGTAGTAATATCGCTATTGGAGACAATGCAGGTAATAACATAACAACAGGTTCAAACAATGTAGTTATTGGTGAAGCAGATGTTCCAAGTGCAACAGGTTCAGACCAATTATCAATAAGTTCCGGTGATGGTGGCGTTACTTGGATTACAGGTGCTTCAACAGGTGTAGTAGATTTCCCTAATGGATTAACAAATAATGGTAGCGCAATAGAATCCGCATTTGAAACTATTACTGATGTAACAATAGGTTCAGGGACAAGTGGGACAACATCAGGAATATATTTTGGTGCCAACAATGAAGCAGGTGTAGTTGCAGGTGAAGTTAGTAGTGCTTCAACAGCAAACGATGGATACATTGAATTAATGAATATGGATTTAGATGCGATTACAGGAGCAAGTGGGTTACAGACAATAGAACTAACAATTCAGATAGAAGATGAAACTAACGGAGAGGTAGAATCTTTCAAGGCGTTAGTTCAAGCAACAGAAAAAACAGTGTTGGGGACTACTGCAAGGGCAGTTAACTTTACTGAATGGGCTATACTGTTTGATGGCGCTGCAAGAATAGGAACACTGGCAGCAGATTATGATTCAAGTGACGATACTATTAGAATAAGATATCAAAACAAACAGGGTTCAACTGCAACCTTAACTGCGACCTTCTACGCAATTACAATGCAGAACAATACATGAGGTGATTAAATGGTAAGACAACCTTTTAGACGAACAAAAAGTGATGGGACTATTGATGACGGAACAGGTGGAGGAGGGACACCAGGATTTGCTACGATAAATATTGCTGAAACTCACGATAATTCATTTCACAAAACTTATGGTGCATTCGGTGTTGATGGACAATCATTGAGTTATACTGTAAACTTCTTTGCTCAAAATAACTCATTCTACATGTATCCTTTTCTTATGCCTAGAGATGGGACATTAGAATCTATTAGTATACAAGTGGGAACAGCAGGTGCTTCGGGAGATGAGATAGCAGTAGCAATTTATCCATCCGATGCCGAAGGTAATCTTGAAGGTGAAACGGCTATTGTTCGTACAACGGATGTTGATGTTTCATCAACTGGGTACAAGACAATAACTTCAATATCAAGTCCTACTGTTACTGGTGGGAGCATATATTGGTTTGCCCTTACTCCAAAGTTCGGCACTTTTCCTGGTACCTGCAAACTCAAAAGTTCAATAGCAGGAATACCTAACTTATCAGGTAGAGTAGTAGGAGGTGGTTCAAGCCTGTCTCCTTATTCCGGTGTTTCAAGATGGGGTACTTGGAGTGGCGACCCACCTGCAACATTTGGTAGTAATGATATGCAATATAAAGGTGGTATGCCGACAGGTAGATATATATTGTTTGTTTTGAATTACGCTTGAGGAGGTAATAATATGGTAGATATAAGAAATGAAATATACAATGAAGATGGGACAGTAAACGTAGAAACTTTAGAGATAACTATAACATGGGAAGAAATATTTATTGAAAGAGAAATAATGATGAAGAACACTGATTCGTTTGTTCTTCCCGATAGAGGACTTACAGATTCTCAATTATCAGATATTCAAACTTTTAGACAAGCATGGAGAGACATTACTGATTATGATGATGCAGAAGAAGCATATGAAAACTTACCTTCTCTACCTGATTGGGTTCTACAAAATGGATTGGTGGGATAATATGGGTCAGTTGTTGCAAAGATTAAGTCAAGACTGCCCTGACTGTGGTGCTCACATACTGGCTCGTCGTATAGAAGGACGTTATATTAACGAGAGAGGCACCCGAATACTCATATGGGAATGCCCCGACTGCGGGGCACTGTGGCAGAGACCTAGGAGGGATGCGATTGGCAAAGAACAAGAATAAGAAAGGAATGGTGATGGTTATCAGTCTAAAACCACCAGGTGGTAAGGCTCCTAAGAAACCAACCAAGACATCGGCAGTCGATAAGGCAGGTATGTGTGGCGTTAAGAAGTCTAAGGCGTGCCCAAAATGTGGCAAGCAACTCGAGAAAGGTATGTGTAAGATGGGGTGCTAGAATGAATACTACATACATACCAGAAGGTAATGAAAATAACACTATTTGGAACAAGTAACCACAAGTGTAAAAAGTAAAGCGCTTTCCTTTCTACACCATGTCGTTGTGGCACTGGTTCGCTCGTAAGTTAATGTCCTTTATGGGCAACGTCTATGTTTGGTTAGACAGGCGTGTCAAGTACACTGACGAAGAAGTTAGTGAGGTCTTAGGTCTAAAGATTGACGAGGATTTGAGGACTAGTTCAAGGTATGAATTGTGTCGTCTGATAGAGCAAGAGTTCCAAGTGGCTAAAGATTCTTTTTGGAGTTTGCATAGCACTCAAAAGATACGTTTTGCTGCACAGCAGATTCGTGAGATGAAAAAGCCCAGCAAGTCTGAGCAGGGATATTGATGTTAGAAGAAGACCATGATGTCAGTATCGACATGGATGGTTTTTTAGGATGGGCACTGCGGAAGATAGGGATGTTGATTTGAAATTGGAACATCCTGATTGGGACTGGGATTACTGGGAGGCTATGTTAGAAGCCTTTGAACTAATTTAATAATCCAGGCAGGTATTAATTCCATCATCGCTTCGCTTATCATGTTGAATGGGAATGGGCCGTGAGGGAGAAGATGGGAAGAAGAGAAAGAAAGAAACACAATAGCCTATTAGCCACAGAAGCAATCGGTTTTTATTCTCCTCCCTCACTAAGCCGCTGGCGCGTCTTCAATATGTGAGACAGTGGTGTGGTTTATCATTCTTCCTCATCATTGGGGGAAGAGGAAGGTGCATTCAGCAATAAGAACACTGCCCTGTCAGCCCATTGTAGCAGTGCATAGAATCCTATCACTACCATAGGTAGTCCACAACAAAAAGTCAATATGTGTATCGGCTCAAGCCAGCCCAGCATTATTATCCCTCATCGCCATGATGTCATCTATCCTCAAGATTGCTGTGGCTACCTCAGTAGCGCTGCTGATAACTTGTTTCACTAAGGACTCAGGTTCTACTACCCCTTTCTCTAGGGTGTTGCAAATCTCTCCTACTCCTCGGTCATCTATGTATAGACCTACTCCGTCTTCTGCAGAGCGTAGTTCCATGACTACATCTAGTGGGTCCATGCCAGCGTTGTTCGCTATGGCTGCAGGGATTATCTCTAGGGCGTCAGCGTAGGCTTCGAGGCACATCCTCTCCCGTGCTGTCATGTTAGGCTGAGTAGAGGCGTGTTCTCTAACAGTCATTGAGGCTGCAGAGAATGAAGCACCTCCACCAGGGAATCCTTTCCCTCCATCCTTCATGGCTAGACAAGTGACACCGATTGCGTCATCGAATGCTCTCTCATACTCTTCAATTGTTTGACGAGTAGCACCTCTCACAACAAGACAGGTCGCTTCTCCTTCACCTGATACTGTGACGAAGTCTAGGTCACCTATTCTCTCTTGTTTAACAGAGGCATTGGTGGCCATGATGGGTTCATCAACATCTACTATACGATGATAGATAGGGAGGTTGAGTAATCTAGACAGTCCTTCCATATCGCTTTGTTGCAAGCGAGTAACTAGCGGGATGCCATGTTGTGAAAGATAGTGTGCTACGGCTTCGTGCACACTGTCTCTAACAAAGACTACACCTTGTGGTCCTACTGCTCCTGCTACCATTGATGCTAACTCACTTAGCATATTCAATTCCTGTTGCTTTAACTCATGAAGTTGCTGCATGTTCTCGACTTGCATCTGAACCTCATTGAAATCATACCCTTCAAGCCCTCCATTGAGAAGGAGTATGTTCAAGTTCCCTTCCATGGACTTCTCATCTATATCGTTAGCGAACTCTTTATTGATGACCAGACCATCCTGTACATAGGAATCACCTAGGGAACCTCCCGCTTGGGTGATTACTCTAATGTGGTCTAGGTTACCATCTGCCTTTTTACATGCCTTTAGACACAACTCAGCAGCATAATCTAAGTCACTCTCTGCAGCCTTGCCCCGCAAGGCAGTCTTAGCAGCATCTAGTATTTCTATATCTTGGGACTTCAAATGCTTCAAGGCTAAGTTCTTACCTGACTGGAAAGACCTCAAGATTACACGAGGGTGTATTCCTCTCATCAATAGACCTTGGCTTAGTGCCAGCATCTGCCCTGCCAATACTACCACGCTTGTAGTGCCATCTTTACAGACAGCCTCCTGCGTTTGGCTCGCCTCTACCATCATCTGTGCACCAGGGTGTGCCGTGTCTAATTCTCTTAACACTGTCACGCCATCGTTAGTTACGATGTGGTGGTTTCCGTTCGTCAGTAACTTGTCCATACCTGCTGGACCTAAAGTAGACCTAACGGTCTCAGCCACATTCATGGCTGCTTTTATGTTACTCATTTGTGCTTCTCTTCCTGTTTGCTTTTCTTGTTCACTCATATTTCTTCCTCCATCAAATGGATGAATAATGCATCGGGGTCAATCCCGTAAAAATTACACACGGTGACGTAGAACTCCTTGAAGAACTCACTAGGTGCGTCTTCTAAACAGTTCACCATATCACCTCTATGTTATCTATGACTCCAGTCTCAGAGTTTCTTGATTTGACAAAACCTTCGTCTTTACCATGTACCCATAGGTCATAGTTTAATTGACAATCGCTTATGCAATACTTTGCTACCTCTAGATACTTACCTTCCGCCCATAACCTAGGAGCGTCTTCACTCTTTTGTGTCTTACCTACTCCCAATGTGTGTTTACACACATCGTCTAGGTGATGACTGTTACCAGTGATGCCTCTCAGTATGGCTGATGTGTCGACCACGAGTTCGTTTGACTTGGACATCAAGTGCCCTGCATAGAAACAATCTAGAGCATCTCGTAATACTGGTAAATCAAACCCCATGAGGTTGTGTCCTAGTATTTGTCCACCATCTTCTACGTGCTTCTCTAGATGTACGCCTAACTCTTTAGGATGTAGTGGGTGCCATTCAGCACCGTCTACGTCTATGAAAGACTTCGAGAATAGATGTGCCTTTTCACCATCCCATGTACACACCACTGACGGGTCAAACAGATGTGTGTTTGACCAACCACCTATTTCCCAAGAGTAGTTACTCGTTTCTATATCTAATGCCATCATACCTGTCAATTATCTTCACCACTCCATCTTACGTAGGGCACTCCAGATACCTTGGTCTCCTTGAAAGAGTTACGCAGGTCATTGTAGTGCTTGTACACTACCGGCTGACTTCGGTCCATCAGCCTTCCATAGGATTTGATTACATCTTTCTTTAAGACCCAACCATCACCTCTATGGTCACCCAAGTCATAGTTCCTGCAAGCATCTATGGCTTTCTGCCATGATTCTACCTTTGCAATCTTCGCTGCCTTAGTAGCACCAAGTTCTAAGTCACTCTCTAACCACACAATAAGCCTCTCATACACATCGTATAGTATCTCCATTGCCATGTCGATATGCTCTCCGCGTATCATCCACACTTCACTAGGGTCATAGTTTCCACTGTTACGTGCTTCATTCTTCTCAATGAGTACTAAGTGGGTAGCAAGTATGTTGAGATAGTTCTCTATGTTAGGCATGAAAGAGAGGACCACGTCACTCAACTTAGCATCCATACCACTGACTAACCTGTAGAACTCCTCAACAGCCATGTCCACAGCAGCATCAAAGTCTCTACTCTTACTGAATAACTGCAAGGCAGCACCTCTCACTATGGCTTCTCTTTCTGCTCTCTCTTCCTTGATGTTCTCATCTAGGTCTTCCCACATCTGTCCATCAATGTCAGAACATGCGAACAAATGCTCTCTGACTAGGCTTTGAACTTCAATGAAATGCTGTGCTAGGTCTTCTGTACTTCTGACTTCTTTCATCTCGTCTGACCACAACCCTCTCATACGCCTCTTAGATACCTGCATTCTCTTATCATTATCCCAAGGGGCATAGAATAATAGCACTCTTTGGAAGAGACCTTTAGTCAGAACATACTCCTTCACTCCTGCTGGAGGGAAAGTAGTAATCCAAAAAGATACACGAGACTCAGTCTCAATCTTCCCGTCCTTCATGTGCTTTGTGAGTGTGTTACTGTGGCTGCCTATGGGGTTCATTGATTGTTGCAAGTAAAGGATAACTTCTTGGAAGAACTGCTTCGGGCTAGGCTGTAGTAAGATACTACCTTCATCGAAGTTCAGTAGTTTCTTACCGTTGAGTAGACCAGGCACCTCTTCGGTGTAGTAGTTACCGTCTTCATCCTTGTGTGTTTGGAACGAGCCAATAAGGCCAGCGTCAGTGCCTGATGTGAACATGTCAGCATCTATACTGGCGTGCCGTGCTATCTCACCGATGAACTCCCATGCGATGGACTTACCTGACCGAGTCGGTTGAATCCAAAACACATGGAATCGGGGGTCCAGATAGGATGCCCACACGGGTATTCTCACATAGTCTACTACTGCCTGTCCTTGCAAAAAGAAGAACGACAGTAATGCAGGCGTCTCATTATAGAAAGAGGTCTTTCTAAATCTGTCCACATAATCTCTCAGTATCGGGTATTTCTTCACGGCTGTATAATCTTCCCAGGTTCTTGCCATAAGACACCGGCGTCAGACTAGGCTTATGAACTTACTTACTATATCAGAAAAGAATAACGCAATAATATCAAGAAGAGCGACGCTCGATTTTGACTGCATCTTCGCTTGTTAATGCCTCTATGACTCGGCCTCGAAGGACTTTACCCATACGTTTGACATTTCTTAGACAGTCGCCACATGCTGCTTCTTCTATGCTACCACAGGCTTCTAATATATTGTCCACCATCTCATCTCCTATGCCAGGTATGGTGCGAAGCATGTCAACCCTGACATCGTTACTTGATACACGGCGTACTGCTTGCGCTCCGTGCCTACTAGCACTTTTGTATGTCTTCTCATGTAGACCTACTATGAAGTGCGATGCTTCCATGAGGTTGGGAGCGCGGTATACTAAGCAACCAAAATCTGCTGCGATTCTAGCCATACCACCTGCTATTTGCTTTGTTGCAGCGCTGAAATTAGTGGAGCCGCCACGTTGTTCTACCTGCTTGACGTATGCCCCCACCTCACCCCATACGATGATGCCAAAGGTTGCAGCGTTAGCATCGAGGTTATCCAATTGACGCATGAGGTGACCACTACGCAACGACTCCAAGAAGTCGGAGACAGACTTCGCTTCTAAGTGCCACTGTCCACATAGGTAATCACCTATCACTAATGCCTCTCTTTTGATTGGTACCGGAGGTTTCTTTTTCATAGCCCTACGAAGCACTGCTTCCGGTAAAGGCCCGCGCTCGTTACTGTCAATGATTAGGGCTTTCATACTGAACCAGTCCCATCCCATAACTGACATCTACCTAAACACAAACCGCCTGCTTCTAACGACGCACAGTGTTGATGGTAGCCACCATTGACTATTGTACTGACATGATATCTTGTAACATTTTCATCGTAATCAGCCCACTGTAGAGTACCAAGGTAGTTAGATATCATTTCTACGTGTTCTTCCCTAGACTTCTGAGAAGTTCTCTCTACAGGTAAGAAGTTACGTAACCTAGAGGCTAGATAGATAACTAAGGATTTCCTAGCGTCGTGAGGTGGGTTGCTACCGACTTGGCACGCCGCTTCTACTAAGCAAGGTAGAATCTTAATACCATTCATTTCAATAGTTTCAAACTCTAGTGTAGGCCCACTCACATTGAAGCGCTTGGTCTTTACCTGTTCGATGGGTAAGTCTACTCCATTGCTTCCGTACATGAACTGCCCTCTTCTGTGCCCCTCTGCTCTCTCACAGATATCGTCCCACGACCACTCCAATAGTTCTTCACTCTTGAGTGGGATACTCCACCTACCCACGTGCTGTTTCGCGTTGTAAGAATTAGGTATTCTAATCAATCTAGCCATGTCAAACGGCACAGTGGGGTCCATGCATCCCAAACCTAGTGCATCTTTCCATGCATTGATAACCATTTTACCTGCTGCTTTAATAATAGAAACTTCACTTCCAGTGGATGGTCTATGAGTCTTAGATAATTTAATCCATATATGGAAACCATTACCACTAAACCATACTGCATGATGGATGTCTTTGTCCATTAGCATTTGATGTGTTCTTCTGACTTGTTCCAACACCTTGTCGCCAGGCACGTCAACAACTAACGACCCATGTCTTTCCTTTCTATCGAAATCTAATACAAAGTGGCGTACTATTGCTGTGTTGTACTCACCCCTCTTACCACTAGGTTTGACTGCTCTGAATCCATAAACACTAGTGTATGCACATTGGCTATTTCTCAATGACTTCCAATATCTCTCAAGTTCTGCGGGGTTATGTACAACCTTACGGAATAGTCCTGCTTCACGAGGGAAATCAAAGTCAATGATGTTCATCTAATCTCTCCTAAACTTCGGACACAAGTCCATGTAATCACAGTGTGAGCATTTGAAATCTGCTTTAGTGATAGGGAAATCTTGTTCTAGATACATCTTGATGAGTTTATTCAATGCAGTTTGCATTGCTCTCTCACTGACCTTCTTTGTTGGTTCGTAGTCTAGTCTGTCAGCAGCACTGTAACGCCATCCCCAATGAGTTACTATCTTGTCATTGAGGCCTACAGCCTCAAGTTCTTCTGGTGATGATAGTTCAATGAGCATCTTGTAGTATGCCATTTCCATACGCATCTCAGATAGTTTTGTGTCACGCCACTTACCAGTCTTCAATTCCATCAAAGCCAAACCGCCTTGACCATCAGTAAAGATTCGGTCTATGATACCAGTCAGTTGTACTTCTACTTCTTGACCATCGACATGGAAGGTGGTTCTAGGAGATAGTTTGACTTCATTCGCAACGGGTAAGAACTGGTCTACATCTGTATGGGTTAGGCGTACTAACTCATTGTTCATCAACCACTCTATGTTGTGGTTGTAGTCACGCTCGTAGAATGGCTCATTTTTAGAAGAGTCCCTTCTCATTCCAATAACATCTTCTTTAGTAGGAAGCCATGATTGAAAGTGCTCCAATACTTTTCTGTCATGGCCCTCCTTTGCTGCCTTCTGTAACTCTTCTAACTCATCTTGTTCTGCTTTGTGATAGAATGCTTCCATACTTTGGTGCACATCATCACCTATCACTAGATAGTGTCGCTGCTCTTGAGGGACTTGATAGTTCTTCGACAGCCACAGTTGTTGAGCACACCACTTGGTGCTGGTCAAGGTAGACTTACTCACTCTGATTACTATACCTTCTTCACCCATTTCGGGAGTCCAAGCATAGGAAGACTTGTCGTCGTAGACCATCGGCCTGTAATCTTCACTCATTTGTTTCCACCTTTCCCTTCTATTGCTACAATAAGAAGAGTCAAGTAACCAATCAAATCATAATATATATCTAAATCACTCTCGATACCTTCACTACCCCGAGCGAGTCTTGAGAGTTTGTCATCCATACGTATTTTGATTAGTGCCTCAATCTCTTCCCCGCCCTGATAAAATATCCTAAGTGGGTTCATAACACTATCACCATACTTCTCATTCTTCTTACGTAACATGTGTGCTACACGCCATAGAACAGAGTCTGTTGGTATTTGTTCTTCGGTCAGAGGAACTCCTCCAAAGTCGTTTGTCTCGTCGCTTCCGGCATGAACTCATGCAATGTTGTTTGTCTGTATTTCTTCTTCTCTTCCATAATTATCACCACCACCCGTACGCTTTAGGACTAGGAGCGCCTAACGCTCTGTCTAGGTCCCAAGATAGGGTAGAGTATACACTGTCTAACTTGGTGTATAGCATTTTCTTTAGAATTGTATTGGCATCTAAAGTATAACCATCCAAGTCTTGAGGTTCACGGTATGCCATAATGCCTGGCTCTTCTGATATGTATGTCCAAGGAACTGAGTCACCTTTACCGAACTTCTCACGATTGTTTTCGTTGTAGTATGTTGCTGCTTTGGATGCACCACTGAGAACTTTGTAGTCCTTTAGATGCATACTCAATCTAGTCTTCATAGATACTTCTTTGAGTTCTATCTCACCTTTCCTAACACTCATTGCTATGGGGTGAATGAACTTCTCCACCTCATCCTCACTAGCACCGTTGCAGACTAACTCAAAGACACCCTTCTGTATCTTCTTAGATATGGGTGCGGTGTTAGATGCTTTCATCCCGAAGCCAGCAACTTTCAGTTTACCGTCATCCTCTTCAGGCCAAGCCACTTTACCGACATATCTATTCTTCTTAGTGAGTAACCAATAAGGCATCCACACTTCTAATTCTGCAAAGAGCATGGTGTTTCCTGTATCACCCTGCACGGCAGATGTGATTCGTTCTGCTAGGGCATGAGCCTCTTCTACACTGGGTACTTTCACGAATGCTGAATCAGTGTGACCATAAAGACATTCATATCCATAAGTTGTAGCCACACTGTCTAGTAGTCTAATGCATCGTCTACCTTCTTGTGTGATAGTGTGAGCAATATCTGCATCAGCCCATCCATATCCTACATGCGCGCACATACCGTACAGTGACGCCATGACCCGTTTTACTGCCATCTGTGTGGTGTTCCATGCAGCCCTCTCTTCGGGAGTCTTTGCGTTACGCATACGGTCTTTACATATAGAACGATACTCGAATAAATATTCTACAACAGATGGCAGAAGTCCTTGTTTAGATTGGTCCCAGTAAGAGCCATTCTCTAATTGAATGATGTTCTCACCAGGCCCCTCTCTTTGAGTTTCATATGACAGGTTATTTCCTAAGATTAGTGAGGGGTACAGCCCCTTGTAATCTATCA